ATCCGTCTTTTGCGACTTAGGCGCATCGGGGTACCAAGTAACCAGTTGCTCAATGAGCGACTTGATGCCTTCGGAGGCGTGTGTAGATGGAAACTCGATAAGAGCCTCGTCATCTTCATAACCGTGAAATAGGGTCGTCAGGGATGCAACTCCGAAATTAGAGTCCCATTTGTTTTGACCCGTGTGATGTTCTCGTAAAATTGCACCCCGTGACGACAGGTATTCCCGTACCTCACGGTCCTGAGTCAACATAGTCTGAAAAGCATTTTTTTCAACTCGCCACTCAGAAACTCGATACTTGTCTGTCCAGCCTTTTATCAGCCCTCGTATCTCGTCAGGTTTCATTCCTGGCTTATTGGACACATCAAGCAAATATCGTTTTTGTGTAGAAACATCCAGAGCGAGGCATACGGCAGCAGTGTAGCCAGAACCAGCGGGGTCCAGACCAGCGATAACAATAAGACCGTCCATGCCGTTAGCGCGTGCGCCAGCCTTACCGCGGGGTATAAGCCCCACATTACGAGCACCGTTGATAACACCCTTGATAGCCTCGGATGGGAAAGCAGAATCTTCTTGTACCTGTTGTTGCTGATAGACCATTGCCCACAAGTTAGGCGATATTCGAGCACGCTTCTTGTGAAGCGCAGGTCCATCCCATTTGCGGTAAAGTCCCTCAGCATCAGGTTCACCCTTGCCTGACACGGGCGGCATGTTAGTTTTAGCCCAAAGGGTAACCCACTTGTCTGGGTCCTCATCAAACTCCAATACGGCAGGTTGAGCGAAGTAAGTCCAAGGGGAAGTCTCGTCCGGATAGCGCATAGGGTCGCGCAGTTCAGAGTACAAATCTCTGGGTCTTAGACGGGTGCCTATAACAAGTAGTCTGCCCCCATCGTTGTCAATACGAGACATGACTTCCGACTGAATCCAGTCAATCTGTTTTTCGTACTCATGGGCGTTGGTGTGGTCAACGCAGTCATCCATGATAATCAAATCGGCACGAGCACCATAGATGTGCCCTCGTACACCGATAGCCTGCACGGTAGGGTCCTTCTCGCCAGAGTCCCTGGCTTCGGAGGATAGGTAAATCAAGTCCTGCTTCCATGAATCAGAGTTCTTCTCAAAGCCCCCTGGGGGACCAAAGGTAATCTGTAATTCCTGATACTTAGGATGCGTTAGTCTGTTCTTTATGGAGAGCAGGAACTTTTGCGCCATAGCCTGTGTCTTGGACACCACCATGATTCTGATGTTGGGGTTCTGGCAAATCCGGTACACCGCGTAGTTGACCGTAATGGTCGTGGACTTGGCGTGTTCTGGAGGGGTATTGACTATGAGTAGGTCCGGTGAACCAGCCTCGTAGGTGATGGCAGGGTGAACATCCTGAGGGTCCCTACCCTCCAGCAAATCAATCCAGTGCTCCTGGTGCTTGAACACCTTGGTGCCTAGATACTTCTCTGAGAACTCGGGGAAGGGTGGTACTTCCCCTCGGTTGCCTATCTCACCCCTTGCGGTCATGGACCGCACACGGTCACAGGCAGAGGCAAAGTCAGGGTCTGTCTTACGGTAGTACTCGTAGGTCTTGAGACTTCTGCCTACGGAGTCCATGGCTCGTTGCACAGAGTAGCCCTGCATCAAAAAATCTATAACTTGCTTCTTGATGGCATCGCTTTTGTGGGAAGCAGCGGTAGTTCGTTTTCTTTCCATAGGTTATACCAAGGCGGAATAATGGGAGCCTTGGGCTTATCTCCTAACCGAAGGGCGTAGTCCATACGAAGCCCGAAGGTTAGGGGCTTCTTTATGGGCGACCCTTAGGGGTCGCTGCTTAGCGTTCGGAGGCTCCGGCGATTTCGCCTCCTCACTTATACTATAGGTGTCCAGAAGGGTCCTACCGGACACTTTCTGGTGTGTGATTTACACCACATCCTTACGGATGTAGCAAAAGTGCAGGTCAGAAGGCTATTTACCCCCCACTCAGGGCTATCAAACTTATGTAGGTAGATATATACACACACTGCTCGCCCCAGTTTATAAACCCTGGGGTCTCGCTCATCCACTTGCAAGGCTGTTTGCACAAGCATGCACACCGCTATGCAGGGCATGGCATGTGCAAGCACGCACGCAGGGCAGGGCTAGCGGGCGGGGAGGCACTTACTTCCATATCTCCATGCGCCCCGATGTGCATGCAACGCGCCCCGCCCCGCCATGCCTAGCGCCCCGCGTTTAGACATAGGCACGCGGGCACCGCCTCGCCCTAAAGCCGTCTCACTATGTGAGATAGCCGTCTCATAAAAAAAAGTTTGGAGACACGCTCGTTTAGATTTGACATGTTTAGACTGATTCGATTGGATGCGCCCATAACTGAATACTGACGAGGTGGCAAAGCGCCACCCGTAGCGATTAGAACAAGTGTTCTAAGACTGGAGAAGTACCGTGAACCGTGAGACATGGCTAAAGGAACTAGCGAACCGCGCTATTCCCGCCATCACTGCATCCGTCCAATATGCCGAGGAGGAGACCTCGGTGAAACTCTCGTGCGGATTCCCCGCTAAGCAAGGTAAGCGAAATCCCGTGCATGCCTCCCTCGTGCCTCCTACGAACTCGGCAGACTTCTACGCCGAAATCTTCGTGACTCCCGAACTCTCGGCAAAGCGCGAGGTGGCACGGGCAGTTCTTCCCCTACTCGTTGCCGTAGTGACCGGCGATTACCGTCAACATGAGGCTTACCGAACCGCCATCCGCACCCTCGGACTCAAAGGCGAGGAATTGCCGACATGGGCGCGGGAGATTGTCGATAATTTGCCCGCCTACCCTCACGCCTCCCTCACCTTGCCCGAGGTCAAGAAGCAGACTACGCGCCTCCTAAAGGTGGAGTGCGTGCCCTGCAACTACATCGCCCGTGTCTCGCGTGCAACGCTTGACCGTCTAGGCACACCCGTGTGCCCTGCTTGCCATCGCTCATTCACCGAGAACAACTAACCGTCTAAACGACAAGGAGACTGGAATCATGGAAACTTACGGCATCGAACTAGAGGTGTCAGACCTTGCAATATCACGCGCTCAACACCTGCTCAATCAGGCAGGACTGGCATGGCGTGTGAAGATGGACGGCACGCACCATGTGAGCGCCGAGGCAGTTAGCCCAATCCTTGACGGTAGCCGTCTAAACGAGGCACGCACCGCCACGCGAACTCTTCGCATCGGTGGCGCTACCGTGAACAAGCAGTGTGGACTCCATGTGCACCTAGGTGCGGATGAGTACGGCATCGAGGGCATCGCGAAACTCGTGTGGAACTGGAATCTCGCTCACGCGACTATTTCGGCACTCGTTGCCCCGTCCCGCATCGGTAACCGATTCTGCCGAGAGGTGCCACTGGCAGAACTTGATTCATGGGTGGAGACGGTGCGTAACGGCTCAATCCGCAACGCGGGGATTCACGGGCGCTACTACTCGCTCAATCTAAACGCCTACTCAACTCATGGAACGGTGGAGTTCAGACTGCACCACGGCACGCTCAACGGTGCCAAGGTGGAGGCATGGGCTAAGTTCGTAAGCGCCTTAGCGCGATTCTCTCGCACCGGCTTTCTGCTCAATACCGCCGACAACTGGCACCAACCCGAGAACCGTCTAAACAAGGTCGGCGAGTTGCTGGATGGTCTGGTTACCGCCGGTGCACTGGATGAGGTCACCGCCTCATTCCTAAAGGGTAGAGCCGAGGAACTAGCCCGCTAACGCGGGCAGGGGTGGAAAGCGTAGGCGGGTGCAACTCCCGCCCACCCCACGAACGGATAGCGGAAAGCCCGCTACCGTTTAGACAAGAAGGAGACTGGAACATGAAAGTTACACCGCGAGGCTACTTCGTAGCCGGATTCGTAAGCGCACTTCTCATCGGTGCGCTCTGGTATCTCACTTCGCACATCTGGATTCTCGATGGTGCGTACTGTTTAGACACACTGGAGAAATGTCTAGTGGAGCAATCATCAGTGGAGGTCACACCATGACCACCCCGCCAAGTGATGACCGTCTAAACGAACGCGTCATCTGTGGAGACTGCCTCCGCCCCTCGTGTAGAGGGTGCGGAAGGTAGTGTGATAGAATCAACCCCTAACAACTAGCAGACTGGAGAAATAACTATGTGTGGCATCGCTGGCTATTGCCTATCATCGCAAGACCATAAGACCGCAGACATTCACAACCTAGCGAGTCAAATGTTGCTCGACATCGAACACCGTGGCACACACGCCACTGGTTCGGCATGGATTGACCGCAAGAGTGGCGGGCGCATCATCCGCAAGGCACCGCTACCCGCGACTCACTATGTGCGCAAGGCAAACAACCTTTGCCATGGTGCGCAGACTGCAATCATGCACACGCGCTACGCAACGCAAGGCACGCCCAAGAACAACGCCAACAATCATCCCATCCCTCGCGGGCGTATCGTGCTCACTCATAACGGGCACATCAGCAACGACCGCGACCTGTTTAGACAACTTCGTATCAACCGCATCGGTGCTGTTGACTCAGAAGCGGTGACCGCCTTGCTCGCTTTCGGCAACGACCACCCGACCCAACTGCTCACTGAAATGGAGGGCACCGCCTCGCTCGCATGGATTGAGCAAGACAAGCCCGACATCCTGCACCTTGCACGGGTCAACTCATCCCCGCTTTGGATTGGGCAGACTCTCGCAGGCTCGCTCGTGTACGGGTCAACCGAGGACACTATCGAGAACGCATCTATCATGCTGGACTCAGACCTAGCATGGAAACACTCAGCCAACGAGGGCGAGTACTTCGTGGTCAAGGGTGGCAAGATTGTCGAGTTCGACACCTTCCGTCCCCGCCGTGCTTATTCCGTCAAGCACTGGTGGGAGTACGATGGCTACACCGATGATGAGCAGGAGCAACTCGCCATCTAAGTAACCTCGTCCGGCTCAGCCCCTCGCCACAAGCGGGGGGCTTTGCTGTTTAGACACACGCCGTCGGCAGCAGCAGCGCCACTGTTTAGACACACACACTCTGACGACGAGAAGAGAAGCCACTGTTTAGACAATAAAAAAAAAATCGTTTTTATTTGGAAATGTTCTTGACTTCTGCTTACACATCTGGGAATCTTTGCAAGTGGGAAAGTCCCGCACCGTAAGAGAAAGACTGGACAATGGAATCACTACTCATCTATGCGATGGTGGCACAAGTAGTCACGCTATCGCTACTCATCTACACAACTGTGCAACACGCACGCTTAGAGCGTGCCTATCGTGAACTGTACAAGGTCAACCGCATCAACCGCGAGCGCCTCGCTAACTCAGTAGAAAGACCATTCTAATGAACGAGTGCTACACATGCGGAGACGATGCAACATTCATCAAAGAAAATGGCGGGCATTACATGTGCCGTCAGTGTATCCACGATGGAAAGGACTTAGAGTAATGAACGAGTATGAAGTGAAGGTTACTTACACCGCTTATGTGGGTGTTGAGGGATACACCAAGGAGCAGGCAATCGAGCAGGCAAAACAAATCGTTGCCGAAACCTACAATGGAACAATGTCAGACGAGGCAACCTACGAAATCACCGGCAGGCTGTGCGAGTCATGCGATAGCAACGAACTAGAACCCGAGGATGGCAGGCTCTGCGAATCATGCAGGCACGACTGGAAGGAAAGCGACAACCGATGAGCACAACAACACACGAGGGTTGGAAGAACTACGAGACATGGAATGTGGCGCTCTGGGTCAACAATGAATACCCGTTGTACCTATCGGCATCCATCTTCATGAAGGTGTACAACGGAGCCTCGCCCTACCGCGAGTGGGTCAAGATTGCCGGACTGCAAGAGAAGCAAACCCCTGACGGGTGCAACTATCTCAGCAACAAGTTAGCGTACTCAGAACTCAATGAAATGATGAGGTGTCTAAACACATGAGGTGCGGTGTCTGCGGTGACCACTACGGTGAGCGCACTATGACCAAACACTTCATGCTGTGCGAGGATGAAGGACTCGCACCAACCCCGACAATCAACGACATCAAGAAGAATCAAGAGGAGAGTGAAGCAAATGCCTAAAGAAGTAACCGGAATCGTGGTGTTCCCTGGCGGAACCTATGAGCGCAGAGTGTTTAGACAACTGGAAGATTACAAGTCTGCTGTCGAGGGACTCATCGAAATCATCCATCTATATGACCACACTTACGACAAGGCAGTGGCGACCATGTATGTGGACGAGGAAGGCACGCTGAAAGAAAGACCACGCATCAACGCTGTCGCAAGTGGCATCTCATTCCTACTCAACAACGAGTCAACCCTCTATGGCAACGCCATCATCGTGGGTGCGGGGGACGGTGAGGGGTACGACACCGACATTCCGGACTGGCTACTGAACTTCGTTGACCAAGTGGCAAAGGATGTGACCCATGTTTAGACGCATCGTTGCATCCATGCTCCTGGTTGTCGCAACCGTAGCCGTGGATGACCGCTTCTTCGATAGCCACACTCTGACGGTCACGGAGAAGGAGCGAGAACCTACCCTTAGTGGGACTGTCGTTGCCTACTACGAGAACGAGTACCAACGGTACGCAGTGGACATGCTCATCCAAATGGATAAGTTGGAGCAGTGGACATGTTTATACACACTTTGGATGCGCGAATCTAACTGGCGACCAAGGGCACTGAACAAGGACTCTGGTGCCTATGGCATAGCCCAGTTCATGCCCGCAACATGGGCGTTAGTAGGGCACAAGCGCACCAACAATGGCTTCGTGCAAGTGGAAGCAGGACTGAAATACATTCAGCGCAAGTACGGTGGCAACATCTGCAAAGCGCTCGGCTCAAACCTATCGAGAGGATGGTACTAGAAATGGTAGAACCTAAGCATCATGAGGTGCAGGGTGTGCGTGAGGTCGGTGGCAAGGTGTACTACCAACTCAAGTACAACCCCGAGTTATTCAAGGATGCCTCATGCAAGGGCATGGATACCGAGGTCTTTTACCCAGACAAGGTATCGTTTACACGGGAAGAGGAGCGCTTCTATAACAATCTGTGCGCTCGCTGTCCGGTACTCGAAGCGTGCTTGGAGTGGGGACTAGCCCATGAGAACTACGGAATCTGGGGCGGTCTAACGCCAGCCCTACGCACGGAGTACCGCAAGGCACTCAAGTGGGGAGTCTCCGATTTGACTGCCGGAGCACACTTACCCCTATAATAGGTCAAGCACCCGCTACTTGGTTCCAGTCCCAGTGGCGGGTGCTTCTTATTTAGTCAGCGGATTTATCACCACGCACGATACGGTGCGCCCAGTTCAGACCAGCGTTCCATCCCTCCCAGTAACGCTTATCACGCAAGCAAGCGGGAGAGTCAACATCCGTCATCGCGTAATCAATCTTCTTATGAAAGCGCTCAAGGATATAGTTATGGAGTTCGTTGAATCGCTGGATGAACTCGTCATCAGTCATTGTCTAAACGCACTTCGCATGAGCATGAATAGATTTTCCGCCAAGTCGTCAATCGTTCCATCGTTGTAGAGAACATGGTCAAACATGTAGTTGTCCATCGCAATCTCAGACTTGTGAGCATTGACCGCGCTGTGGTTGTGCCTGTTTATACGAATGACCTTGCCACCTCGTTGCTTGATTGCCTCTGCTTCATTGGGAAAGCGCACATCAGCAATCACTACTCGTGAGTCAGGCTCGATGTGTCTAAACGCCATGTCTATCCAGACATTCTCGCCAAACATCTTGCGACCAACATCTGTACCAAAGACCTGTAGCAATCTGCGAACCTCGGGGTTCTGCTTAGCCATGTCCCACCCGTAGTCCTCCACATAATGTGAGACATGGGTGATGCTGTCTATCTTGGGGTTCAGGGTGAGGATAGCCTCACGCATAGGGTCAGCAAATGATATGCGCTTGAACTCATAGTTTAGACATAGCAACTCAGCCACTGTGTCTTTACCGCTTCGGGCATATCCACTCAGTCCGATAATCATTGGTTGTCCTGCTCTCTTATCTCTTGTCGTGCCTGTTCATTGGACATGCGCCGTCTCCTGCCATACCACACTGGCGCTTCACCGCCAAGCCTGTCTTGTAATCTCACGAGCGCACGCTTGACTCTCTTGCGCACCGCCTCTTCGGATGCGCCCAAAGATTCGGCAAGCGCACCAAACTCCATACCACCATTGGCATACCTCAGCCGCAGCAGTTCCCTGTCCTGGTCGTTTAGACGGTTCAGCCCTGCCGCTACATCTGAAAGCAAAGCCATGCGATTGCCACC